TTCACGGAGTATTACCTCTGCGGATCCGCTGATGTCTGTAGGCATGCAATCTCTGTTTGTTATTCAAGCCGAAGACGGCATACGAGATTCCGAAACGTGACTGGAGTTCAGACGTGTGCTCTTCCGATCTAAGTCGGATGAATTAACATCGTTGGTATTTTTAAAGTATGTGTCATGGTTACCAGCCAACATATGAACTTGTACACCCATGTTAAACAAGGGGTCAAAGAACATTTGCTTTGCACGTTTCAGTGAAAAGAAATTGATGTACTTTCTACGGTCAAATGTATCACCAAGAATGAGTACAGTATCAATCTTTTCTTTTTTCAACGTGGGAAAGAATGTGTCTCTATAAAACTTCTCATAGAAGTCTAAGAAAAGTGTCGAATCATTCCTTGCACCAAAATGTTGGTCAGTTATTATTGCTACTTTCATACTATATTTTTCATCATCTTTTCTGCTTCGGCATCCACTACCCTTTGTCTCAACTCTGTTGTTGAAAAGGTGTGTTCACGTTTGTTAAAGTAAAATTTAATTCCTTTACTGATACACTCTTGCCTACCTGTAAAAGTTTTGTTTTCATACTCATCACCTAAGATTCTAACATTAATTGCATAAGAAAGCAATATGTCTAACAGGTCTTTTTCCGTGGCATAAACCACAATTTCATCCACATATTTGCAGGCTTGTAGTTGTACATACCTTTCAAAGATGCTTTGAACGGGTCTGTTCTTTTCTTTTGGTCTATCAATAGTGGGGTCAGTTTGTAATCCAACTATGAGATAATCACACTGTTGTTTGGCTTCCTTAAGCATTATAATATGCCCAGCATGGAACAAATCAAAAGTGGAACAAGTAAATCCAATTTTCATTATATCACTCCTCAATAAATTTTTCAAGCCCTTTTGGTTTCTTTGCAGCGTCTTTGCCAGCCTTCTTGGTCTTTCTGGCATCTTCATATGTTTCAATGAACTCTGCAATATTCTCATACAGTTCGAATTGTTTAGTGGTACCATCTTCTGATTCCAACATTTCAAATTCATCTAGAATACCATACATCTCTGTGGCCTTGTACTTGACATATAGTTGTTTCTTTTCTTTTTGTATTCTGCGTAGGAATGCAAAATAAATGACTTGAGTGAAATAGGCAAATGGATTATTTGATTTAGATGGATCAAAGTTCTCAAAGTACATCAAACAGTTTTCGATACCATCGGAAATCATTTCGTCACGATAAGTATAGTTGATGAAGTTTGGCTTGTGTGATAGTCCTTCGGCAATTTTCATAAAGCATTCGCCAATATAATTTGGAATGTTTGGTTTTGGTTTGCCAGCCTGTTCGGCTTCTACACATCTGGTCTTGTAATCGACAAGTGCTTTTAGGAAATCTTGATTGTTTATATAATGTTTTTGTTTACTCATTCAAATGTACCATAAAAAGTTGTTGACAAAGGGCTTGACATGTGATATAGTCCACGGTGTCCCCCTATGATATTAATGTAATAAGGATTTACCAATTTCTTTTTCTTCGAAAGCTGCGAGGACTTCATCGTTAAGTTCCACTTCTCTTTCTTTCCTCTCAGAGTCTTTCAACCGAATAATTGATGAAATGTAATATTCTTCAAAATCTTCGGATGGATCCATCGTGCAGAGAATATTTTCCATTCCCATTTCAACAGATTCACCTTTCATTACGGCCATTGGTAACCAGTACTGTAGTACCAGATTGATGCCCCTGAGTTCAAACAACATGGGATTGTCAATCACCACTTTGTTATCTCTTTCAAAAATGCAGTCACAGATTATATCTAGACCATCTTTTAAACGTAAAATTTTAACTGCCATTTTTTAGTCCTATATTATAAATTTTAAACGAGAACTGCTCTTCATTATATATCTTCACTCTTTCAACAAAGTGTTGTAAGGTAAAGTTTGTGTGTTTTTTGATTCTTAAGTCGTCTGCAATATCATAAAGTGTTGCAATTTCTTTGTTGTCTGACTGTCTCAATCCACGGCCAATAGATTGTAAATTTCTGACTCTTGATTTTGACGGCGAAGTGAATATGATATTGTGTAAGTTCTTGATGTTGATACCAGTACTTGTTGTACCAAACGATGCCACAAAGATGGCGTTTTCGGATATTTCCATAAGTCTACGTATTTGTTCTCTGGCATCCGTTTCAACGTCACCGTCAACAAAAAATACATTTCGGCCTGTTGCCTTTTCTTTAATCATTTCATAAAGTAACTTGCCATGTTTCTTCATTTGAAACAACACCAACGTGTTCTTGTTTAAACTTACGGCCAAATTACGTATGAAACGATTTCGATTTTCAGATTCAATTAGAAATTTCAATTCATCAGGATAAGATTTATCTTTCATTTCTTGACAAATCTCATCAGAGTGTTTCAACACTAAACACTTGATATTGAACGGAGATAATTGTTTTTTATCAATCAACTCTTTGGTGGTGATAACCTTTTTAGTTGGACCAAACAAACCTTCCAGTACCAGTTTATGTGTTTTGGTTCCATCCAAAGTTCCAGTAAGACCAATTCGGTACTTGGCATTAATACAGGCTGTCAATATAGATGTTAGAGACTGTGCCTTGAATAGATGTGCTTCATCACCAATTACATAATCAAACTGTTGAAAATATTCCGGTGGAAGTTTGTACAATGATTGCCAAGTAGATATTGTAAGTTTCTTGTCAGTTACCTTTTCTTTACCTTGATAGATTCTGTGTACATTATCTTCAACATCAAAACCATTTTCACTTGAATAATCTTGAAAGTCCGTGTACAACTGTTCTACCAATGATGTTGTCGGTACAATAATTAAACCTTTCAGGTCTTGATAATCCAATAATTGTCTAAACAACAAGTATATGATAAGTGATTTACCTGATGCAGTGGGTGACAACAATAAGGTTCTACGTTTTTGTATCGCTTCAATAAATGCATTTTGTTGGTGTTCTCTGACACCGATTGGTTTACCATTTGAATGTAGATTCAAAGTATCAAAAAACTTGTGTGCATGATACACAGAATATTCATCTTCAATCAGGTCATGCGAGTATGCATACTCACGTTCTTCACAAAACTCCGTGAGATACGGAATTAGTCCAAGATATAGTTGACTGGTCTGTAGATTGAATAGACGAATCTTACCATCCCAAATGCGATTCCGATAGGCTGGAACGAATTGATAACCAGGCACAAAGAATGTGAAGTATTCTGACAGTTCCCTTGCAACGTGGCGTTCACAAACCACTTTGCCGTAAACCTCATTTACTTTGGTTATTGTGATATGTTCAACCATAATGATATCTCAAACCGTAATATAATGCCAAACACACAAAATAAAAAACGACATAATATAAAGCCCTAGTTCTCCACATGGTTGCAGCAAAGAACATGCCAACCATAAAAGAAAAAAGGTTTAACGTATCAATTGAAATTGATAGTATATTATTGTCCGGCAACGAATTTCTCCCAAGAAATAAAATCTCTTAACTGCCACGTTCTTTGTTTAAGTTCTGCCATCACCGATTCTATTACGGAGATAACTTCTTCGTGGTAGACCTTCTTTTCAAGTAACTTGATTAGGTCTTTGTCTGCTTCTAGGTAAGTATTGATATCCGATTTTAATGCAAACTGAAATGGTTCCCATCCATATTGTTCCAGTTCTTCTTCGGACATTTTGCCAGTAAAGTATTCCCATTTAACTTTACGCATACGTAGATAATCAAAGTGTGCTTTCTTTGACGCAATCTTATGTTTAGTAAGAATGCCAAGATACTTACTATGATATTTGGGAATGTTTAATAGTTCTTTAGATGGTTCGGTTTGGTCTATAACCGCATCTGATTCCCACATTTTTAAAACTTGTTCAAGTGTTTCCATATCTATTCAAATATAACAAATTATTATTTGGAATCAACAACTTAATATGATTCCACAAATTCAAAACATTATAACATAAGTTGATTATGTTGTCAAGTAATTGTATGACTGATATCTAAATGTTGCCGTTGCGGTCATTATTGTATCCGCAGATTGTGTGGTGTCAAATCTAATATCACTAATACTCAAAGGAAAAACATTTGTGTATTGTATTCTTAATATTGGATTATTAAGACCACTTAGAATCGTTAAAGTGGCATCTGAAAAATGTTTATTTGTTTGCAATTCTTTACTACCGTCACGTTTTTCAAAACCATCAGGGTCTGCCATAGTAAGAAACCAATCATATATGTTTTTCCATCCTTGCAATTCTTCATCCAATATGAATTCTACACTCAATGGTTCATAACTCAACTTTGTACCAGGTGAGTACATGTCCAAAAACGGTGTTGCTCGACTCACTTCACCTAATGTTACGCCAGGAAGATTAACACTCTGACAGAAGTATTGAGTTGTTCTGACTCTATCAAATGTCAATAGATATTTTGTAGGTTGAAGTAAATTGGTATTTTGTGGTGTTCTGTTTATTGCAGACATTTTATCTCCTCTACTACTATTTAGGAGCCAAAAAAAAGACCACCCGAAGGTGGTCTTTAAATTCCCTCTTAGTGGGGATTACATCAAATTTTTCACTTGGAAAATTCTGTAGTACACGTTTGTACGTGGGTTCAATGCACCGTTGCCAGATGCAAGACCGTTTGCGAATGGGTTTGCAACCATGCCGTAACGAGTCTTGAAACCAATTTTTGGTTGGAATGTGAACTGGTCAACTGCACGAACCATTTGTAGAGGAACGTATGGGCAGTAGAATAGACCAGCGTCATAAGGAGAAGTACCCTTATAACCGATTGTTACCAATTCTTGGTTAGATGTGTAACCACCGAAGTATGGGTCAATGTAGACCTTGATACGACCGTGCAACAAACCAGCAAATGTATTGCCTGTGTCATCAACTTGTAGGTCAGCAGACAAAGCTGGTGTGTATTGCAACACGCCGGCCATAGCCATAGCAGAAGCAACGTCAGATGATACAATCATCACGTTACCTTTACCTCTACGAGTTTGCTTAGCAATTACGTTAGCATCACGTTCGATTTGGAAAATCAAACCTTTGAAACGTTCAACTGACCAACGACCGTTAGAGTCTGTGTCAAAGTCAAATGCACCAGCAGTTGTAGTACCATATTGAGCACCTGCAACAGCAGTTGTATAGATTGTACGGATAACTTCACGGTTGATTTCAGACAAAATTTCTGTAGAAAGAATGTTTGACAATTCTGTTTCAGCATCCAAGCCATGAATTGCTTTCAAGTCTTGTGCAAGTTCTAGAGAGTATTCTGCCTTCAACGCACGGCTTTGAGCAGTAACAGTAACCTTCTCGATAGAGAAAGCCATTTGTTTGAAAGGACTATCTGTATCAGCACCCAATGCTTCAGCTGTTGCTGTTGTCATTGCGATACCAGTTGTATAGTGGTTAGCAGTCAAGTCTTGAACAGGGCTTGTACGAATGTCAGTTGCGTTGTTACCACGGAAACCGTATGGGTTAGATGTAGACAATGCACCAGAGAATTCTGTATTTGCTTCGTTGAAGAACGCTTCGTTTGTATTTGATGGACCACCTGATTGTGTGTCATAACGAGCACGCATTGCAAAGATCAAGACCTGTAGGGCCTGTCATTGGCTGAACGCCT